TATTAAATCGTTCTCCGAGCCGTTCGATGAATTTCTCAATGTAGCCGTAATGCACCACATTGCCCTCGGTGGTCTGCAGGTATCCTTTTCGCTCCCACACATCGTAGGGAACATGATCTCTGCGGACACGCAGGTCAAGGGTATCCTCTGGCACCCAAAAATACGGCAGAATGATGTATTTATCATCTTCGTCCTGCGGCGGGAACACCAGCACGAATGCTGTGATATCCGTTGTGGAAGAAAGGTCAAGACCGCCATAGCAGACACGTCCTTCCAATTCATCTTCATCAACCGTAAATGCACAGGCATCCCATTTTTCCATTGGCATCCAACGGACTGCCTGTTTTACCCATTGATTGAGTCTTAACTGCCTAAAGGAGTTCTCCTCTCCCGGATTTTGTTTTGCCGAATTACAAGCCGCCTCAACCTTATCAATGCCAACCGTAATATCCAGACTCGGATTTGCTTTTCTCCACACCTTGGGGTCTGTCCAATCGTCCGACTCATCCGCACCATAAATCACAGGATAGAAGGTAGGGTCAATCTTTCTTCCGTCCAAAATGTCCTTTGCTTTCTGGTGTGTTTCATAGCAGATGCTGTTGGTATCTGTTCCGGCTGTCGTAATCAGGAAGTACAGCGGCTGCATTCTTGCATCGCCGGAGCCTTTGGTCATAACATCAAAAAGCTTTCGGTTAGGCTGTGTGTGCAGCTCATCAAAGACCACGCCATGAATATTGAAGCCATGCTTGGAGTAGGCTTCTGCCGAAAGCACCTGATAGAAGCTGTTTGTCGGTGTATAAATAATCCGTTTCTGCGAAGCGAGGATTTTTACACGCTTGTTCAGCGCCGGACACATACGCACCATATCCGCCGCCACATCAAACACAATGGTAGCCTGCTGTCGGTCAGCAGCACAGCCGTAGACCTCGGCTCGTTCCTCACCGTCACCGCAGCAGAGCAAAAGTGCCACAGCCGCAGCAAGCTCTGACTTGCCTTGCTTCTTCGGAATTTCCACATAGGCGGTATTAAACTGCCGGTAGCCGTTTGGTTTCAGCGTACCGAACAGGTCTCGAATAATCTGCTCCTGCCAGTCGATGAGTTCAAATTTCTTTCCCGCCCATGTGCCTTTGGTGTGGCACAGGCTTTCGATGAACATCACCGCAAAATCAGCGGCATCCTTATCATAAACGCTGTCCTCAGCTTTGAACTTGGTGGGTGTGTATTTCTTCAGTTTTCTCAAAAATCTCACCTCCACGTCATCACAAGTTTCGTATCGTTTGTTTCCATGCAGGCATGAAAACTCACTCACTTCACTGTTCTTCCTCTCCCCCACAAAGCAAGCTTTGCGGGGACCCCAACAAAAAATAATCCTCGTTTCTGCGATACTCAAACTATATCATATAACGAGGAACACACCCTTGCAGGCGGTTCTTCGGGAATCTTCTGCTTTAGTTGTATTCCTTCATCACAATAGCAAGTGCCGTCTCGGTTGCCTTGTCGGTTGGTGTGATGTCCAGCCCTCTGTCGTAGCTGTAGGCGATCTCGCCGTTACGCTTTAACATCAGCTTGGAAATCCTGCCGCCGTCAATGCCGTAGTCCTCGCTCGGCTCTTCGTAGTGCTTGACCCAGTAATGGAAAATGCTGTTCTGAACCTTGATGCTTCCTTCTGCCCACATGGTTTATGCCTCCCTTCTTACCAGGTTGAAATCCGCAATACTGTAGCCGTTCTTTCTGCAGTAATCGCAAATCCAATCGTCTGCGGTTCTTGCGTTCTTGAAGGTCTTGAAATCCATCCAGACCAGCTTGCCCGGCTCGATTGCTGTCAATGCTCTTACTACCCAAATCGTGTTCTTTTTCATGGTGTGTACCCTCCGTTTTTTCTTTGTTTTCCCTTTCGGTAGGTACATATTCGCTCTTTACGGCAGATATAGCAATACGATTACTACACGATCTTAGGGGCGATTATTCCGCACATAATTGTGTAGTTTATGACTGCATGGAACGGTGGATGGTGTCCAGAATCTGCTCCTGTTCCGCAGGCTCCACACCGATGCTGTCCAGTGCTTCTCGTGTGCCGCAGTCCGGGCAGATCAGCGTCTGACCGTCTGCCCTCGAAAGGGCAGGCACACCGCGATATGCTTTATGGCATCGCGGGCAGATTTTCAAAGTGACTGTATTTTCATTCTTCATGGCTCATCCTCCTGCTGTTTTCGATGGCGTTCATCAGAATTTCTTCCGCAAAACCAAAGGCTCTGTACCCCTCAAGGCAGGTACGGACATAATAGCCGCTTGGGATGCCAAGGGGTCTGTCCTCGTGCATGATGTAAACATAGCATCGGCGGTTTCTGATTTTTCCTGTGCGGATGCCTTTGATGGGCAGTTCCATTTCCGCTTTGTAATAAAAGGTTGGGAATCCCTCGTAGCAGTCAAGTGCCGCCTCATCTGCGGCTGTGGTTGCCCACACCGCAACAGGAACGCTGCCGCCGACCTTTTTCTCGATGGTGAGATATGAGCCTGTCTGACTGCCCTTGAACAGCAGCTCGTAGTCCTTGATTTCTGATGTTCCGATGATTCTTGCCTGTGGGCAGCGAACACGCATCTGTGCGATGTTTAAGTTGCTGCCGTAGGCGATGTAGTATCTTTTTTCCATAATGGTATCCATCCTTTCCGAAGGAATCACCCTTCTACCACCTAAAGACCGCCGAAGCGGTCGGAGGTTAGGTGGCAGGAGGCTGACTCCTGCGGTTCCTTCAAGCGGCTCTGCCGTTTCTGAAGGCTGTATCTCCTGCAAGTCTCTTGGTAAGGATTTCTCTTGCGGTCTTGAATTCGTCACCGATGAATCCGAGCCGTAAAAGCCAAGTCCTCATGGCGTATTTCGGATTTTCGTTCTGCTGCGGCTTGGGACTTGCGGTCTTTACCGTCTTTGCCATCTGGCTCAGTGCAAGGCAAAGCTGAATGTAGCTTTTGAGCTGTCCTGCGTGCAGTCCGTTCTGTCTGCCGTCCGCTGGGGCATCGAATTGGAAAAGTCGAAATTCAATGGTCCCTTTTGTAAAGGTGGCGTGGTAGTTGAGCATATGATATCGGCTGTCGTTGTAGTGTTGGCTTCTGCCGTAGTTTGCTCCGTTGGCGGTGTACCAAATGTCTGCGAAATCTGCCATCGTCTGCGGCTTTTTCCGATTGATTTCTGCAAGGAAGGTAGGGTTTACCGTTCTGCAGTAGCGGTGCATTCTGCCTCGGTCGAGGTTCAAGGCATCTGCAATCAGGCTTTCGTGGCTTGCCATGATGTTTGCGAGGTTTCGCATCGTCTGCGGTGTGTGACCTTTCGCTCCGATGTGGATGTGGACTCCGCAGCCCCTTGTGGCATCGCTTTTCGCTCCTGCCTTGCGAAGCCTGCGAATCAGCTCCTGCAGGATTTCCATGTCGGTGTAGGTCAGGATCGGCGTTACCATTTCGCATTTCTCGCTGTCGCATCCTGCAATGCTGACATCCTTTTGGAATTTCCACTCTCTGCCGTCCGCATCCCAAGCTGACCAAGTGCTGTAGCCGTTCCTTGCGGCTGTGTTTTCGCATCTGCCTGTTCCGAAGAAGTCGGCGGCGAGCTTTGCGGCTCTGCTTCTTTCAATGTGGTTCATCTCAACCTCAACGCCGATGGGCTGCTTTTTCATCTCTGCAATCTGATTTGCGATTTTCTCGTTCATGGTGTGTACCCTCCGTTTTTCTTTGTTTTCCCTTTCGGTGTACACATATTCGCTCTTTACGGCAGATATAGCAATACGATTACTACACAAGGTTTTCTCCAACATCTTGTGTATATCTGGTATCAATTATGCTATATCATGCGTACCTTATCTTCGCCGTAGATCACATTCAGATGGGAGCCGTTGTCCCAATCCACAAGAAGCGATGCTGTATCATCCACACCCTCGACTGTACCCCTGGTGCCAATCGGCGGAGCCTGCACATCATCCATATGCAGAAGCTCCACTCTTGTACCGACCGGGTACTGCCTGCGAACCTGCTCCACAATCTCTTTACTCG